TATATCACCATCTCTAGGTTTACCCCTATTAATTCCAATTGTAGTATCTTTGGGGTCTCTGTTAGTTTGCTCTAATCGCATTACATCAAGGTTAAAGATAATATCTGACAATCTATTTAATTCATTAAACAAGTAATCAGACAAGTTATCATTATTTACTGGAGCAGGGTTAGGAGTCCATCTGTTTAATGACTTAATATTTTTAACTGGAGCATTAGCCATAACTTCTTAAGCCTCTAAGTCCACGTTGCTGTACTTCAAACGCTACACCATGCAGTTTCCAATCCATGTCGGTAGTAGACTCTACTTTAATTCCAAAGTATTTACCGCTTACACGACACGATACTTTAGACTGAGTATTAGGATTAAATAATATTGGGCCTTCCCATGTAATTCCCTGCTCAGTGCTTATCTGTCTACCAACATATACGTTAACAGAGTTATTGCCACTAACCTCAATCTGAGGATATACAGCAGATACAAACTTAACTGCTTGCGGATCATTTAAATCAAGACCTGTACGCTCAACAAAAGATGTCATGTTAGTTCCATCCTCAGTATTACCAAAACTATCACGAAATATTTTAGTGTTAGATACATCACAGAATACTAAGTTCTTTTTGACGTTATCGTAGTTACGCTCACCCCATGTACCTGTACCAATATCCCAATACTCTGAACTAACATCCCATGTAGCGCCTACAGTAATATCTATAATGCCATTGTTAATAAAAGAAGTATCTGGTAAGTCCCTAAATGAAAATGTATTATCTTTCCAATTCCATATAAGAGCCTTATTAACTACATCGCTACCAGAACTAGGAAAACAGGCAAGCATTTCATTGCGAACATAGTCTGCCGCAACAAAACACTTTTGGTAGTTATCTCCAGACAAGTCTTCAAACATTGCCCTGCGTACTTTGTTAGGTAATAAAGGGGTTACAGTCTGACCATTACAAATATAACAATCACTGTTGCCTATAAAGAAATGACCACCATCAAATTCTTTAATAGCCTCTTTAGACAATGCACCAACAGTAGGGCTAAGAAGTTTAAATGAGAATATGTAGGGAGTTCCTACATAGTTCATTACATAAATAGAATCTTCTTTATAGATTAAGAATGAGTCACCTAATGGTAAACCGTCTACAATATCTCCGGGCGTGTCAGATAGTTCGTACTCACCTGCATCTAGGGTGGCATCAGTCTCATCCCATGTAGAAGGAGCGGCACCAAATGAAGCCTCAGTAGACCATTTAACTAATCGTGGTTCTTGGTTAGCCCTGTTCCAGTTAAGGCCAACAAGAAATGTCCTAAACGATCTAATAGATTTGCATGACGCTCCAGTAGGCCAGTTCTGTAGTTCTCTAAATGGAGTAGCAGTACTAGGTATGCCCCCAGACAAAGGCCACATTTGTGGTGCATCAAAACCATTAGTAGCAACCACAAGACCATTAAGGTTAGTAGCAGTCCATCTACGGCTAGAAGTGTTTGCGCCGTAATCTTTGTCAACTGTATAAGTGCTTCCAGAAGGATAGACAATAGCATTATCAGGATGATGGTTTAAATTATTAGTAGATAATGTAATTACTCCAGTTGCTACATCTCTTGCAGAATATGTTACCTCTTCATATTTATTGCCAGAGTTAACGTCTTGATCAGAAGTAATATCAGTACCAATTCTAAGGGTTCCTGTGGCGGGTAAAGCACTTAATGCCGCTCCAGTATCTACTGTAATACTTCCTGAGTTATGACTAACCGCACCGTCAAGCGTTAAAGTTAATTGTTGTGTAACATCAATCCATGTAGTGCCTGTGTACACTGCAATGTCTGTAGCACCATAGGCTATCCAGTAATACAAACCTGCTATAGTTAGATATGGGTGTATGTAGTAAGGAGCAAACGGACAAGTAGCCATTACTTCCTTGTAACCTGCAATTTTCTTTACGCCGTTATCAAGGAATCTTACGTTGTTTCCGTCAGACCATGCACCCTGTGGAAGATTATAAGGAGGTGTATCCCGTATAATTCCTATAGAGCCTACGTTATCAAACGGCACTAAGGGCATTATGCCCCCCTCTTAAATTCTTTTATTTCCTGTTCCGTAAGACCAAGAGCCATTAGTTTGTCTATGGCGCTTTGAAGTTCAGCCTGTGCTTGCAATTCTTCTGCGGTAAGTTCTGGTTCTGGCTCAACAGGACGAGGTGCAAACGATCCATTGGTATAAGCGCCACCAATCCATGCATCGTGGATGGCTTCAATCAATTCACCATCTACATTAAATTCAGATACACCGTCCCATTCGACTAAGTTCTGAACTACGCTATCTTTTACTATTGCGTACTTATGACTCATCCTGCTATCTCCGTTATTACTACAACACCAGAAGTGCCATTCTGCCCAGAAACAGTATCACTGGGGCCGCCGCCTGTGCCATATCCTTTTGCCGTACCGCCTACGTTGTAATTTCCAGTTGTGCCAAAGTAAGCGTTTCCTCCGCCATTTTGGCCAACAGCACCATCGCCACCTACTAAATTCAAGTCGCCACCAGAACCACTACCACCAACGCCAGTAACGCTAGAAGCACCACTGGTTCCTCCAGTTGCCTGAACATTAGTGTGAACACCATCATTCCAAATAGATGTACCGTTTATGCCGCCAACAGTAATAGTTGCTGATGTTACGCTAGATACGTCTAGAACTTTTCTGGCGTATCCGCCACCACCGCCACCTCTTCTTCCCGCAGAACTGCCGTTGTCTTGCCTGCCGTTGCCGCCTCCGCCTTGCACCTCAACAATTACTTTCTTAATTGTTACGCCAAGCGCAGATTCACGACTTGATTTTGTCCATGTACCGCTAGAAGTAAAAGTAGATATGCCTGCAATACCGCCGCCAACAGATTGCCAAGTTAAATCACCACGAAGAAATTTTGTTGCGTCTGCTGTACCAATTCCTAAATCAGAAGCCGCAATAGTAGCCCACTCTGTAGCAGAAGCCCCAGAGTTTACAGTCATAAATTTATTTGCGTTTCCAGAAATATTTGGAATAATAGGAGCATCATTTGTGGAAGGAAATGAGTTTTGCAGTACAGATTTAATTAGGCGAACATGGTCATCTCCTTGCGATATAGCATCAGTTCCCAAAGGGTTAGTGCTAACTAAATCTTTTACATACGTTCCTGATTCTAATGCCATAATTTAATCCTTTAGATATTCAACCGCAAAAGCGTCTTTAACTTCTTGCGTGTGTACTATTGCGGAAATTGCTTTTACTTCTGCGCTTTCGCCAGAAATGTCTGAGTTTGGTGTAATTACATGGCGGTGAAATGATCGACTAATTTCTACGCCATCACGTTTAATAATCGTGGCTTTACGTACTGAGATTTTTTTGTATTCGCCTACGATTTCAATTTTGTCTTCTATTGTTTCTTCCGTTAACATTTTTTTCTCCTATGCTTGGACTGTCCGACCCAAAACTATGCAATGGGTTATTGAGCGGTGTAATAAAATCCTGATGCAAAAATATCAGAAACACCATTATTTATATGAGCATTGTCTAATGCAGTATCGGATACGGCACTTCCAGATTGTCGGAACAAAATATAGTCTGATCCACTAATATTTCCAGTAATCATTGTGCGACCACTTACAAAAGTTACATTATCGAAAAAAGCCGCAAGAGATGGACTATTGTAATCTACCGAAAACGGTAAATTTATAACCTTAATAAAAGCATTTGAATCGTTACCCGCAGTTATGTTTAATATAGAAAAATTAATAAAAACCAGATTTCCAATTTTTGTATAGTCTCCACTAACGGATGCTGCGGTTGGATTGCTTCCCGCAGACGCAGATAAAGTAGGAGTCCAAATACCTTCCTCGTAGTCATTAAGGGCATTAGCGGCAGAGGTGTCTCCATTAAACTTTATGCCGTCGCTATCTATACGTAGGCGTTCAGTGCTATCGGTGTCAAAACGCAGTGCGGTAGCGTTTCCTGCTCCATCTCCTTTAGACAATATTGCTACTCTGTTTCCAGATACAACACCATCTCCCGCTCTATACGCTGATATGAACGCGTTATTGGAAGTGTCATTTCCGCTAGTTTTAACAAATTGAGTGGTTGCGTTTAAAGGAGAAACAAAAGAAATTTTTTCACCAGACTCTCCAAGAGTGATAGTCCCTGAAGCAGTACGTGCAGAGATTTTGTCCGTTTTTATATGACTCATTTTGGATGAGCCTCCTTAACGGCTTCGATTGCATCAAGCCAAGTACGTGAGCCTTCTGTTTGGTCGTGATACATCATGTCTAACTGGTCAGCAATGTTTGGATATGCTTCGGCTCTTGCTCTTGCGTATGCTTGAGAATTGTATTCGGCTTGCCACTCTGCATAAGCAGTTTCGATTTCTGCTTCAGTTGGTTGGCTTCTTTTTTTTGAAGACCATTCAGAAATGTAAACGCCATCGCCATCGTCTTGCAGAACGAAGTCAATATTTGGCGTAAAGCCCATTTTTTTAAGACCTTCAGAAGTAATCATGTTATAAGCCTCCAACCGCAAAACCAATTTGACCTACCGAATCCCGAAGCAGTATCAACAATAAGGTAGTTTGTTCCTGTGCCATCAAGTTGAATGTACACTTCTAAAAATTCACCTGCGTTAAGATCAAACACCCTTTCTACATTTAACTGCTCAATGTACCCGCCATTTGTACTGCTATTACCAAGCCTTGACCAACCGTAAGCGCCACCGTTTCTAAATAACCAAAGATAAGCACCAGTTATATTTGCACTGTTATAAATTTGTACTCCCGCAGAAATGTAATATTTCCCGCCTTTGCCAGAAGGTACTGTAAATCTGTAGTTTGTGCTTGCGTCAAAAGCAGAATCAGTATCAACAAGTTCTGTATTAAATGCAACTTTTGTATTTACGTTGTTTGAGTAAGTGTAATAACCAGTTGCGTCGTAACAGCCTGCCATAAAAGCAGGAGTGTTAGTTCCAAACCCAGTTGCGGTTCCACTATTTGCAATCGTCGCACCCGATGGAATCGTAAACGTATCCCCAGAATCTCCAAATTGAAAATCCGTACCTGTAGCGGGGCTTATCTTGTTCGATTTGATCTCACTAGGCATTGTCAGCCTCCGCTATGGTTAATGTTCCTGAGTCAACTTGCTCCATAATAGCGGCGTAGTGACGGTTAGCAGGGTCTAGAGGTACAGATAATTCTTCGCCGTCGATAATGGCTTTAATACCGCAAATATCGCCTCCAAAATCAAGTTGGCGTTTAACTGAAATAATATTAAATTGATTCATTTTTATAACTCCGCATCAGCAACCCAATGAGCATAAAAATCCTGCCCAGCGGTATTTCCATAAGCAAAAAAACTACGGTTACCACTCGCAATAACGGTAGCCGCAACGCCGTTACTAAAAACACCCACCGCCCCATCGGATTGTCGATAAATTGTTATTGATGGTGATGACCTCATTGTTACAGGAAAAATTACATTAGAGCCTTTGTTTCCAGTTGTAGTGTTTGGACTTAAATAAAAATATTGTCGCCCTGCCGCATCGTTTGTTTGTGGAGCAACATCAATATTGTATGATTTTTGATAATACCGCTGACACTTAGCCAAAGTCTGACCAAAAGACTCATGCTCAAATGGCGTGGCTACTGAGCCTACTTCTAGTTGGACGCCAGAGAGATAAAAGTTATTAGCCACATTATCTAATAGATTCTGCTGATTACTTGTTGAGAAAAAGTTACCACTTTGCCAACTTCCAGATGTTGTCTGCCAGTTTGTTCCATTATGCAATGGGAAACATATTTCAAGACCTGCCCCATTGTCGTTTGCAAATCCATTAGACGTGTCACCCGGAATAGTCAATGTAAATTCTTCTGCGGTATTTGCTGAAGTTACTGTAAATTCTTGAACATAACTATATCCTGCATCACGATTGTGCGCCTGAACGCAATGAATACCTGCCTTTGGACTGCTTACAGTAAACCGTACGGCTAAAGTTTTTGCAGATGCTGTACCCCACAAAAGATGCTGTAAATCTTGAGACTCTAATTTTGTTCTTATTCCTGCTTGGTCAGAAGCAGAAATAGATGTATCAGCGGTTGTGCAATCTATTTTTAAGGTGTTTGAAAAATTCCCAAGACCTGATGTGTCTTGTGATGTAGTTACCCTAGCGGCACTATTTGTTACAAACTCCCACCTATCAACGGCTGAATATACATTTGAGCCGCCCTGACCTGTTTGCGTACCACGCTGTGCCACGTTCATAGCACCGTTAATTATTAGGTTCCTGTTTGACAGAGCAACATCAGGAACCATGTTGCTAACGTTTACGGTTGTCCCTGCCCCACCCAACGTAAGAGTTGAGCCAGACTGTTTGTCGATTGCGTTTACATTTATTGCGTTTACATTTAAAGTGCTCATACAACCACCAATGTACCCGTTACAGTTACAGTTCCTGTCATAGTTATTGGCCCCGCAACAACTGCTGATTCAATAGTATAATCTCCATCAATAGTTTCTTGATGCGTAAAGAATCCATCTTTTGCAGGTTCTTGACCAACATATTGAGTTCCG